CAAGTACCCCGAGCGAGCCCGGGAAGTGCGGGCCGGTACAATGGAGACCGTCCACCAGGGCTGTTATTTGACAATCGAGTCCACTGCTGAAGGCCCCGAGGGCGACTTCTACGAGCGGTGCAAGGAAGCGGAGGCCCTACAACGCCAGGGCAAGAAACTCGGCCCGATGGATTACAAGTTCTTCTTCCTGCCGTGGTACTGGAAGGAGTCCAACTCCACAGACCCGCAGTACGTTGAGATAACGCCGGATGACGAGAAGTATTTCGCCAAGATCGAGGCCGAGAACGGCGTCACACTGACCCCGGAGCAGAAGGCGTGGTATGTGGCCAAGGCCGGCAGTGCAAAGACCGAGATGATGCAGGAGCACCCGTCCACATCGGACGAGGCGTTCAGTACCTCGGTTGAAGGCGCGTATTGGGCGGCAGAGATCCAGAGCTTGTATCGCAGGAAGCCGCCGCAGATCACGAAACTGATCCACGACCCGAGCTTGCCAGTCCACACGGTGCACGACCCGGGCTATCACTGGGCGATCTGGTTCGTTCAGGACCCTGACGGTGTCTATCCCAAGTTCCTGCGGTACATCGAGGACATTGGCCACGGTGTTGAGTATTACGCTGAGATGCTCGACCGACTGGCAGATGAGTACGGATGGCGGTACGGCAAGCACATTGCGCCGGTGGACGTGGACAACAACGGCCAGAGGCAGGTGGGTGGTGACACAATCTTCGAGCGGGGCCAACAGAACGGCCTTTACTTCGAGCAGATGGAGGTTGTCGAGGACTCCAACGACCTAATCCAGGAGGCCAGGGTTGCGTTGAACACCTATTTCTTCGACGAGGACGGGTGCAAGGACGGGATAAAGTCCCTGACCTCGTTCAAACGGCAGAAGATCAAGGGGATGAGCACTGAGAAGAAGCCTGTATTCCGAGAGAAATACGAGCACAACTGGGCGTCACATGGCGCGACCGCCTTTTATCACTTTGTGAAGGCCCGGAGGGACGGGTACTTCTACGGTGCGAGCTATGACGTGCCCGAGCAGCAACACTTTGTTAGATCACCCGGAATGTTTTAATGGACGAACACGAAATACTAGATCGAGTCCTTGAGTTCAAGAACATCGCTGACAGCGGCAATGGCGACCTCAAGGAACGCATGGCCACCAACTTCAAGAACGTCCACGGCGACCCTTGGGACCCCCAGGAACGCGCGTGGAACGAGGCCCGGGGCAAGGCTTGTGTTCATATCCCCCTGATTCGGCCCCAGACAAGTTTCCTGACCGGCCAGGTTGTCCAGAACCCCAAAGACATCACAATGGTCAACCACCACGGCGGCATGAAGCTACTGGCTGACCTTCAAACCGCCCTTATTAAGCACGCGATGAGCGACGAATCGGCCAAGTTCGAGATCGCCCATTGGTTCCAGAGCGGCATTGAGACTTGCAGCGGCTACATTGGTGCGTTTGTTTCGAAGGACCGCGACCCACTAAACGGCGACATTGAACTCCGGAAGCTGGATCCGTTCGACGTGACCCCGGACCCGACGTGCAAGGTATACGATTGGAACTCTGTGCGTGACGGTGCCAAGTTCGTCTTCTGGGAGCCCTGGGTTGACAAGGACTACATCAAGGAGATGTGGCCTGACAAGTGGCGTGAGGTCGTCCCTGACGGCCCCGGCGGCCAGACCTTTGCGTCGCGGGCGTTACGGTTCGTGTTCGGCGTTCGCAAGCGGAGCGTGGCCACAGCGTCCGGGGAACTGCTCACAGAGGACTATTCAGAACTCAAGGTAAAGCTCTCTCATTGCTGGTGGAAGCAGTACAAGGAGGTTCATTACCTCTACGACCTGCGCAACGAGGAGGGGGAACCCCAGGTCATCACTGACAAGAAGGAACTGGCGAAGGCCCGGGAGGCTGTAAAGACCTACGGCGATACGTTCGTTCTCAAGAAGGCCGTTGTTCCGTGTATGAATCATACTATTTATGCGAATGATGTGCTACTTGAACACACCGAGGACGAACTTGGGATGCTCAAAACGGGCATGACACTCTTTCCCATCATCCCGTTTTACCCGTTCTTCTCATCTGGCTACAAATCGACTGTTGTGGATGACCTGATTGGCGTTCAGAAGTTCGTCAATTACACCCGTTCGGCCACGTTCAATCTCTTGAAGGGCCAGGCCAACCGTGGATGGACTATCAAGCGTGACACCGGCGGTTTTGCTGACTGGCTGCAAAAGCACGGCTCAGAGGATGGGGTTGTCATTGACGAGTCCAGGGGTGGCGGTTCCGTCAAGAAGATTGACGCCGCGCAACTCTCGACTGCCCATGAGAACCTGACCCAGATCGGCAAGGGCGAGTTCCGGGAGATCACGAATCTGCGCACCGACGCACCTGAAAGGGATCAGGAAGACCTGTCCGGGCGTGCGATCGCATTGAAGAAGGAGTCCTCGGAGACTGGCATCAGCCCGATCCTGTTGAACTTCGACTATTCGCTGAACATCCTGGGCAACTACCTCTCGACCCTGATTCGCGTCACCGAGGTCTATTCTCTGCGTGAAATCAAGATGGTCGTAGAAGAAAAGCGGCTAATCGACCCCAAATTGCTTGAAGAAGCCCGGATGATGGTGGCAATGCAGTTGGGTATCGAGATCCCGCAGCCGGCCCCGTTCAGCAAAGACGCGATTATGAACATGCCCGTGGAGCAGGCAGAAGCAGCCACACAGCAGCTTGAGCAGCTTGAAGCGGCTCGCCAGCAAGTCCTGGCTTCAATCGACGAGATTGCAAAGCCGATTGTCATTGCCGGCATGGTGGATGCGATGCGCAGCCCGACGAATGGCCGGTACTTCGCCTCCGTGAGTACAAGTGCCAGCGCCCCGAGCGCCAGGTACAGGCAGTTCGCTGAGACAGTGGAACTCAACGACATCATGATAAAGAGTGGGATGCCACCATTGCCGCCAAAGCAGATCATTGAGGCGTCCGACGTACCGAACAAAGAACAGATTCTTGAGGAGATGGGTGTATGATCCGATTCCTTGCAGTCTTACTGATCTTGGCCTCTGCATTGTTTGCCACATATCATACTGCCAAGGGCGGCCAAATAAGACTAGAGTGGTATGAGCACACAGACAAACACTAAAAGGAGCTTGCATGAACGTCAAAGGGAAGAGTATAGCGACCGCAGAAGACGTGATGGGTGCGATTTACGCATCTGCAATGCCAGTGGCCGCAGAGCGGTACGCTAGGAAGATCGCATTGAAGGGCAAGCCATTTTTGAGGCAGGACCCGGCCACAGCGCACCGGCGGGGATATGGTGACGGGTTCTGTGACGCGATTTTCTACATCACAACGGGACAGATTGAGATTGCAACATTCGAGGTGAAAGATGGGACTGACAGCGATAACGCATCATAACAGCCCTTACACGGCTGACCAGATTCACGAAATGGGCCAGGTCGGTTCTGCCAATCCAAGGAGCAGGCGGGGCCTGGGCAATAAAAAGGCAGCGGCCCTATCCATGGCCGACCGGCTTATCAAGAAATTGAATGAAAGGCAGAAAAATGGCACTAACCCAGCAGGGTAAGCTCACCGACGAGCAGATTGCACAGCGCGAGGCCGCGAGGATTGCGCGTGATAAGAAGGAAAACGAAGAGCGTAGGGCTGCGGAAAAAGCGGCCATCGACGCTCAGAACGAGAAGGACGCCAAGCGAATCCAGAAGGAAAAGGACGACGCTATCAAGGCCGAGAATGCTGTCCTCAAGCGACAGATCAAGGAACGAGAAGACCATCTCGCCACACCTCTGACCGACGAAGAGGTGGAACGTCTCGCCCATCTTGAGAAGATCGCCAACAGCGGTAGAACCGTTGACACGACTCTCATGCGTGAACTTGCAGATTTGCGCGTTCGCTCCAAGGCTGAAAAGCCCAAGAAGTCAAAGAAGTAATCTTACCTACCATGCGTAGGAAAAGTTGCTGCTGCGTTTTTGCGTAGCAGTTCGGTTCGTCCAGAGGTCGGCCAACCCGAGGATGACGCAAGGCATGAATCAAGGCTGTACAGGAGCCTGTTACCTTCTGTGCAGCCTTTTTTCGTGCGCCAACCCCTTACGCAACGCGAGGTCTGGCAACCCCGTGAAGCGTGTCCCTGGCGTGTCTCAGGCAATACGACACAGGCATCCGTCAGCCTATCGACGGTCTCCGCTCTAGGGGGCGGCGGCATTTAGTCCCCTCCTGACACTCTGGCAGGTCTATCAGAGGTCCCGGCCCCACCGGAAATGAAAGGGAAATCGTTATGTCAACATTGAAAGAATTAGTCGGAGACCTTCCGACAGTGGAACCAGCGGAACCAGTCGCAGAGGCAACCCCGGAACCTCAAGAAGAAATCCAAGAAGAGATCAAGGAAACTCCCGAGGAAACCCCTGCGGCTGCGGCTCCGCAAACTGTCCCCTTGCCGATCGTCATGGAGTTGAAGCACGAACTCCGAGACATGAAGCAGGAGAATCAGCAGCTAAAGCAGCGTTTTGAGGAATTGCAGAACAAGCCTCAAGACGAAGTCCCGGACCCGGATCCAGTACCGGCTTACATCGACTCGTACAAGAAGGAATACTACGAGGAGAACGGCGAGTACCCGGACGAGGACAATATCCCGATCCCGGCCAAGGTCATTCTTGCCAGGGACGAATGGCGAGAGCGCAACGCCCAGAAAAGCAAGGCTCAAACCGATGCGCAGGTCCGAGAGCAGGCAATCGCCAACGCCCGGATCACGATGTCGGATGAAGCCTTCGGAGAGGGGCTTGGCCTCGACGCCGTTGTTGGTATTGGCGAGCATTTCCTGACAGAAGGCGACAAGCTGGACATCAGGAACGCAGGCCCCAAGTGTGCTGACGTTATGTACCGTCGTTGTTACGACCGTGCAGTCGCTTCAGGAACACCACAGGGCATCGCACTCGCCCAGAAGATGCACGCTGCATTGAACCCCACTGTCAAAGAGCCTCCGAGCAAACCCGAGGCTCCATCGGTGAATGAGGTCCTTGAGCGACCGAAACACCATCACTTGACCAGTTTAGGACTGGTTGGATAGGAGCCATTTTGCCGTAAGGCAGAAAGGCCAATATCATGGCAAGTACAAGTTACGCATTTACGGACCCCCGCGCCCAAACCCTTTGGGCTCCGGACATGTTCGAGTACGCTCTTGAGAATAGTCGTTTGACGATGCTCATGGGCAACAGCAAGGACTCCATCGTCCACGTCAACAAGGATCTGACCACCAAGCAGGGTGGGACGATCATCTTCAAGCTGCGCAACCGCCTGACCGGTGGTGGCCAGGGCGACGATGGGGACACCACTGGCAACGAGGAAGCAATCACCAAGGGCAACATGTCTCTTGAGGTCCACGAACGTATGCACGCTGTCGTGTCTGCCGGTAAGATGAGTGAACAACTCACCGATACCAAGGGCGTTGACGGCTTCCGTGGCGATGCCAAGGAAGAGCTTGGCGTTTGGACTTCTGAGGCGATCGAGGACGACCTCGTCACATGTCTGTCCGGTTGCTACAACGAGAACTCTGGTGGCGCTGACATCCAGACCGTCAACGAGTCTTACCCCGAGTCTGACCGTATTTGGTACGGTGGTCAGTCCATCACTTCTTCGCCCGCACTTGGCAACTCCGGCACTTCGTATGCTACGGACGCCCTGTTGACCGCCGGCACCCGGACGAGCAATCTGTTCGGCACACTGGTCATCAACAAGGTCCGTGCAAACGCTCTGGCTGCTGCGCCTCGCTTCACGCCTGGTGTGTTCCGCCAGGTCAGTGCTTCTGCCGAGCGGGATATTCGCTTCCCGAACAAGGGCAAGAGGCTGGGCAACTACTTTGTTGTCCTCGCATCCCCCGAGCAGATCGAGCACATGCGTGCCGAGGTCGGGACCAACGGCTGGGCCAACATGACGGCCCTTTGTCGCCAGCAGGGCGACGATCACCCGATCTTCGCTGGCGGGAACGTCCTGTGGAACGGCTGTATCGTGGTCGAGTATGACCGCATTCTGAAGCGCACCGGTGCCGGCGGGACTACCCTGGCTGAAGGTTTCGCCTTGAATGCTGGGCGTACTGCCACCAGCGACGCCTGTGCAAGTGGTCGTAGCGTATGCCGCGCCCTCCTGTTGGGCGCTCAGTCTGCCTGCTTCGGTTGGGCCATGTATCCTGGTTGGTTCGAGGACTACGTGGACTGCAACAAGCTCAAGGTCAAGACTGACATGATCTACGGCGTCAAGAAGACCAAGTTCAACGCTCACGGTGGCACCACCGAGGGTTCGGAACATGCGGTCTACGCGATCGACACCGAAGTCTAACCTTTATGGGGGTCCTTGTGGCCCCCTTCACCTTTTCTGAAAGGACATACGACCATGAAAAAGTGGTTTATTGCAATGGCCTTGTTCCTGTGTTTTGCCACAGTAGCAGAGGCGACAAAGCATGAGGTCGTGTTCAAGTACCTGGACGGTAGGACGGTGACTGACATCAGTTCCATCTACATCTACACTCCGGGCACTACGACCGAAATGACGGTCTATTCCGACGCGGCCCAATCGAATGCCATGACGCAGCCCATTACGGCGACCTCGACGAATACAACGCTGTCGAGCGGCAAGCTGACTTGGTACGGACCCGATGGGTACGATTTCAAGGCAAGCAACGGAGTTGTGTACGTCAGTAACGCCAATACCGGGACTATGACCGGTAGTATGGGCACGATCTACTTCCCCCGGGCTGCCAACGATTACGACAACAAGACGAAGTGCCTGTTTCAGTCTAACCCTGTAACGTCGAAGATTGCCGGCGGTGCTGCGACCGGAACTGCTGGGGACGAGAATGTCATGTCCGTCGACGGTGTGAACTTTGAGTATCACATCCTCGGGACGCAAACGATTCTTGCCCCCTCTCTTGCGGCTGGCGGCCTGAATATCGGCATGGACCAGACGAATAACGACGGTGTGGAGATCGGCCAGGGCATTACGACCCAGTCGAAATCCAAGTTCACCATCGGAACCGACGCCTTTTACATGAAGGTCTCCATCAATGTCGCTGACATTTCCGGAACCGATGACTGCGCTATAGGGTTTAGGACCACTGAGGCTTATCAGGCGGCCATCGACAATTACAACAACATGGCTGTTCTGAACATCATTGACGCCAATATTACGATTGAGACCATTGACGACAATGCTGCCACGACAAGCACGGACACGACGGATAACGCAGCCGACGGCACAACTGTTGAGTTGGGTGTGTTCGTTAGTGCAGCCGGGGTTGTGACGTATACCATTGATGGTTCTGCGCCAACGACCACGGCGGCTTTCACTTGGGACGACGGTGATACTGTCGTTCCGTTCATCTACTTCCTTCACTCAAGTGACGTAGCTGGAGCGGTTCTAATCTCCAACTATGAAGTAGGTCTTCAATAAGACTCTCTCTCTTCTCTCTTCCCTCGGGGGCGGCCTTTCGGGGTCGCCCCTCATATTCAAAGGAATCTTGAAATGCGTACAAGGCTTCTAATAACCATTGTTTTTCTTGCAGCAATCGCCATTTGCATGGGCGCGGCCACTACTATCGCCACTCCTGAATCCTTGTGGAAGAGCGTTGGCACAATCACTGAGTCGCAAACCACACCTGCGGTCGATGCAAGAGATTATTCATCTGTATGGACCGACCTTTCTGCTGCAAAAACTGTCAAGTGGGACGTTCATCCTGACACGACCGGCATTGAGCTCCGTTTTCAGACGACTGCGAACGCGGACGCTCACGTTGTCGAGATGTGGGTAGCCTCTGGTGCGACCTACAGCGGCGGCACATCTGAGGAGTCATTCATGCTCGCGGGGGTACTCACTCTCACAGGCGGTCAACAGGTCGGCCCAAACTCCAATGTATACGTTGACACGATTACAAGGACGGACCACACAATTGGCACAAGCGTCATAACTGACTCGGGAAATGACCGCGTTGCCGTTTACCGCGCTGACCTTCGCGGCTACAAGAAGGTTGTCTTCATCGCCACAACTCTCGAAGCAAGCTCCACTCTTTACGTTGACGCGAGGTCTTACTAATCATGAAGCGAAAAGTCCTGCTCCTAGTTATATTGTTCGCCACATTGTGCAATGCTCAATTCCGTGGGCGTGAGAGGTACAGCCAGCTTGGCCGATATAACGCAGGCGGTTCGTATCGTGATGGCCTTACGAACAACAACATTGTCTCTTTCACCGCCACCGACACCG